CCCTTGATAACTACACAAACGAAAACAAAGTAAAGCAACACAAACGAAAATAACTCAATGGACGAACAACTCCTGCAAGAGGGGTATCTGTTGGAAAGGGTGACGGACCCGACTACCCCCGAGTTTGCGGAGCTGATGCAGACGTTGATCGCTCAGCCCACGGACGGTAGGACCAGACAAGAGAAGTTATCTGGCAAAGGGGAGTTTAGGTATACCTTGCCGTTTAAGGGCGATGCTACTGTTGAGAGGTGGGTCATGGACAATACCTCCTTTGCCTTTGCGGAGAGGGGCTTTTATAGGAACGGTGTAGTGTCTCTTGCGGTGGTTTATGCGGAGTTGGTTGGTTTAGTGGTAGCTTCTTCCGGTAGATCAAGGGTGACGCCTACGCTGGTGGTTACTGCCGATGTGAACACGTTGCAGACTATTATGTACTCGGCAGGTCCCCCAGCTCCTTTTATTCATTATTGTGGATACGATAATGTTGCGGACGCGCTTGTAGTCGTCAGACCTGAGACTATGGTTTTTGATCACACATCGATAAATTGTCCCCTGGACACTCTATTGAACCTTGCTTATCGTGCTGGTGTTCAGGTTGTTGATGGAATCTTTCCACATCACTCCGCTGTGTTTAGAGGGCGCGATGTCGTCGCGGGCAATGCAAAGTGGAGTTACACGCACGTCCAGGGTGGACTCTATGTAGGGCCTGATGACGACCCAGGGAGGATAATGTACTATACGACGGAGGATATGAGGAAGTTTACAGATCCGGTGTACTGGCGAGGAAAATCTAGGACTTACGGGTATGAAATCAGGAAGTATTTGCATGGGCTTTGTACATACAGAGCTGTTTATTCTGGTATGGGTGCCGAGGTGCCCATTGAGAAATTGTCGTTCAAGTTGCCGCTGACGTCGGCGGATGATCTGGCACTTGTGGTCATAAATAGGGATCTAGCTTCTGGAGTTTTTGCTTCAGATTCCGTGTCTGCTTTGGATATGGCCTCATTAGAGCGGAATTATGCTATTGAGGTCAGGCGTGACCTGTTGGTGTCATGTATAGACTATCTTGTATCCCAGACTAAGGGTGCGGATATTGTTGGCGACGCCGTGCGCTATATTAATCAACACAATTATGTGGACCTTGTCGATGGAGTGCGACTGGTCCGATGTCATGCGCTGAATTATACTGATGCTTTGTGCGTCGCGATGGTCTGCGCGTTGACTGCCTATTCATTGCGGTATAGGCTCACGGCAGAGTCTATCCCTGACGTCAGGAGGTCTGTAGCCGCTGCTAAGATGTTGGTGGATCCTCCATTGGGCGCTATTGGTCGTTTGGCTTGGCTGTTTGGGACCTATGTGTCAGATGCAGTTGGGGAGGTATACATCAGGACTAGAGATGCGGCCGTGGCGCGATTATATAATAGTGATTATATACCTGGTGTATGCTTTGATTTGTATTTGGATAGACACTATGTCCCCGACGCAGAGTGGTTTATGACTGACCCATTAGAGAGAGAGGAGGTGGGCCAGCCTGTTGATGACTATTCTGATCCATTCGTTAAGTTTTTGGGGAGAAGCGAGAAGACTGCGGCCCCCTCGTTGTTTCCAGATGACTCTGCGAGAGTAGAATCAAAGCAGTTAGCCGTGAAGCCTGTAAAGTACGTGCCTAATTTTATACCTGATCCCGTAGTCGCAATACAGCATGTGTATGATCAGGCCTTCCCTGGGAACTCTGTGTCCTTCCTTCAAAACGCTGCTGAACTAAAAAGGGTTAGGGATGTGAACATCAATACGGAGTTTTATGGTCGTATAGAGGTTAATAAGGATATAGCAGCGCCGGAACGACTACATGGCGATGCGGCTATTCGTACAGCGGCTTTGCCTATTTCACGCACACCGTTGCTTGATGCGATTATGGCTTCTGCGAAACGTAATTTTAATCCGCCTGATATTCAAGTGCAGAATAACTGCTTTGCGTATGCAAGGTATTTGGTAGATCGGTTTAAGGAGCATTTCTTTGTACCTAATTATAAAGAAATTTTGGCAGGTTATCAAAAGGATATGCTTACGTTTAACATAGAGGATTATCTGGATTGGTTAGCGTCTAGGGATACCAGGTACAGGTCTGCGTTGGAGTCGGAGTGTCCGGAGGAGTTGGTAGAACTCCAGATGGAGAGGTATGACACCATTGTCAAACAGCGCATTAAACCCAAGCTTAGTGTTGGGGCACAGTTCGAGCTGTCTCAGCCTCAGGTTATAGTCAGCCTGGCCAAGCGGGACACAGCGCTGTTCACTAGTTTGTTTAGGGTGGTTTTTAAGCGCTTAGAGGCCTTGCTAAGGGATGGAGTGTACAGTGCGGGCCGGGCGTCTGACCAGGACATCTCGGATTGGTTGACTCAGCGCGCTCCCCGAGTCTTTTCGTGCAAAGCAGTGGAGCTAGACTCGTCGAAGTATGACAAGTCTCAAAACATGTTGGCCAGAATGATCGAGAGTTATTTGTACACTGATTTAGGATTAGATCCTCAAGTGATGGATATTTTTTCGGAATCATTTGTGGGGAAAGTGTCTAGTAGGAACTTAGGTTTGGTATTCATATTGGCGTATCAAATGAAGTCGGGGGCTCCGAATACAATGTTGGGAAATTCGGTGTACAATGCGGTGTCCGCAGGAGAGTCCTTGGGTTGGAGTAGTATCTTGATGATGATTCTTAAAGGAGATGATAATGTTGCATGGCTTCGGGACTCTGTTAAACCGGATCTGGTTGTGGCAAAGATGTCCGGATTGTTTAACTTGGAAGTGAAGTTAATTCTGGATAGTGTATTGTACTTCAGCTCGGGTTTTATTGCCCCTGTCGGAAGTGGAGCTGTCTTCGCTCCAGATCCCTTGAAAATTGCTGAGTTGCTGGGCGAGATTGGCGGTGACGAGCGCATGCTGTTGGAACGGTTTGTGTCCTTTCAGGACCGAGTTTCGTCGCTTGTAGCGGACTCCAGCTTGCCTTTAGTGTTGCAGGGGTTGATGCGTCATCGGTTGCAGGTGCCAGACTTAGATGTGGTGATGTTGATAGACGCGTTGGCCGCCATTGCTGAGTCGTTTAGCACATATAAGAGGGTTGTGACCCAAGTTCATTAAGTTTAAGTAGTTGGTCCACTGCATGTCGGTGCAGGTGCGGTATAGAG